AAAAGTTTCACGATCCATTAGCCCGTTGTCCTTGTAACTGGTCCAGTAAGTTTCAATGTCGCGCGACCGGAAATCCGATCGCTGATTCGACCGCTTGGAGCGAAATTTTGCAAACCAGCATTAACGATGACAACGTTTTTCGTTTCCGTCGTCGCTCGATAGTTGTCACTAAATACAAGCGCAAAATTGCGCGTCTCAACCTCATCAAGAGATGCCAATAGCGGTACAACTGTTGCAGAACCTGGGGCAACAGCAGTCTGCACTCGCGGATTGTAATTGATCTCAAATTCCAACGTCCCTTCGTCGGTCATGCCGGGAATGAATTCGTGTCGCCCGCTATCGGAACTAAAATGTGTTGCCTGTGGCCAATCGCGCGTAGCAGACGGCCCGGTGAAGTCCATCACTTCGCCGATCGTCGTGTAATTCGCCGACGTGTACGCGGTAACCAATGCGCCGGTCGGCCCCATCTGAATGAGGATATTCCTTGTTGGCAGTGCTTGTGTTCTAGCCATATTTAACTCCTAAACAGCAAGCGGAAATTCTTCCGCATACATCACATCGTATTCCGCAACCATACGAAAAACCTCAAGGTCCGATCCATCGAACGGCGGGCCGGACATATCCATTTCGCTTTCAAGATAGCAACTGCCGATCGAAATCCCGGCGACTGTTGCTACGAATCCTTGCAATGATTGACGAACCGCCTCGGCTGCATTTTGAATCTCTCTAGCCGTCGATCCAATTATATCAATCTGCATCATTGCGCGGCGCATACCACCGCAACCCTCAAACGTCTGAATGGCCGATCCACTGACACGTTGAATCACGACGTACGGCGGCGATACATTTTCCGGCGCAATATGCGGATACACCTGCCGTGCGACCACCGCGTTAACTTCGGGATCGTTCAACAGCCGGATATATATCGCCCGCTCGACCATTATTTAGACCATTCCGCCTGGATGCCTTCCCACATTTTCGCTTCAATCGCAGATGCCGTCTGATCTTGCATTGAATCGAACGCCGGTCGAGCGAAGGGTCTGGCTGGCATTTTTCCAGTATTATGAGCGCCGCGCGTAATTCGCCCAAGTAACCGCGAACCAAATACTTTCGGGTAATAGAAACGCTCGTTTGTTCCAAATTCCATTAGATGCCCATGCGGAGCCGTGCTTACGCTGGCCGACGCTTCACCGCCGCGAACGCGAATTCTCATCTTGATAGACTGCAAAAGCGGTTGTTTGTCGCCCAAGTCTCGACGCTCCGCCTTATTCAATCGCACACTCCGCGACTCGGAAGAAAGAACCGAACGTAGATTTTCCTTAACTCGCTTCACGAGCGGAGCGCCGCCAGCACGGGCAGCCTTCCGCCCAATCGCTTTTGCGGCCCGTTGATCCAACGCGGTAAACGCGCGAATCAATTCCTTGTCGCCTTCAAGTCTGATCGTCGCCATTCTGATTCTTCCATTGCTCCACGGTTGCTAGTTGAATCTCGCAATTGACATCGTGGTAACGCACAATTTCTTCAATGTGTCCAATACGGATCGTCGGATCGACGTACAGCGTATTACCCGCCCGTTCCCATGAATGCCAAAACGCAATGTCGGCGTCGATGTTGTCTTTGTCCCAATGGCCGAACGTATTCGGCTTCGGCATAAACCACGGATGCGGTACATTGGCGAGCTTGTCCAATCGTATCGCCGTCAAACCGAAATGCGCCGTATGCACGCGGATCGGATTGCCATCGACAAGCACCGCGCCGCCGGAGTCCTTCCCGGCTAAGATTTCGTTTCGTCCGCGTGCGGCTTGAACGGCAGCGAGAGCATCATATCCGCCGCGAACAGCATTGTTAATCAATTGATTCAATTGGTTTGCCGTGAATAGGCTATCGTGGTCGATACATACGGCGAGCGAATAGCCTTTATTGATTGCCGTCGTCAACATTGTTTCCAAGCCTTGATGCCAATACGCCCCACTGCCACGCATAATCGACAATCGCAACGCATAGCAGGCGTCCATGATCGCGCCCCAAGCTGCATTGTTGCCGTAACGCGGAATGGACATCACTGCGACTACGTTGGCGCGAAGCCCAGCTTGGACCGGCTTGATTGCCTTCAGGTTCAAGCTGACCGGCAATACTGAACAATCGTCTTGGTTTCCTTCCCACTTCTCCACATTCTCAAACCCAGCCGCCTTCAAACAATTTTCGAGGCTCTTGGTTGTGTATAGCGACTTGTGAAAGTCGTTTGCGTCGGTCTGCCCGCCGAACAAATACCATTGCGATTTCGGATCGGCGGCGTGTGCGTGAATCCATTCGTAGTTCGGAACCGCGATCTTGATAACACCCATCGGTTTCAATACCCGATGCCATTCGCGCAGAACAGCAACCACGTCACCGAAGCCGAAGTGTTCTAAGACGTGCGATGCCATTACCTCGTCGGCGTATTCATTCGGGAAGCGCAAATGGGCGGCGTCGTCACCGAAGATCGCGTCGACCGAAATATACCCTTCGCGGGCCAGCGGCCCGGAGCCGATGTTCAAGCGAATCGGCTCACGGGCCATTGTGACCACGCTATCGGGTTCGGCCACGGACCCAAAGCGATCGGATGACAGTATGTTGCCTGTTACAGCACCATTTCCCGACATAACAAATTCATCTCCCGTCGTCGCTCTTCAACGTTCGTAACCATGAGAATCTGAAAACGCCGCGAACCAAACAGCACGGAATATTTCGGCGTAATGTCCGAGAAATAACGTAACGTAATTACATGCGTTACTTCTGGTTGCACCTGCCGAGCCTCGACGAATTCTCCACCGCGAAGCGGAACAATCTCGGCCCACAATGTTCCGCCGGTCACTGTTACCCATGATTCCGTACGTCCGCCGTATTCGTCGGTCGCAGTCGTCGCCGACTGGATGGACACCCGATGCCGAATCTTGCCAGCATGAAGCGGCTTCAATCTACCAGTCAACGTCTGCGCCATTAGCCAAACACCCCGATACGTTCCATGTGAAGCAATCGTTCCCCGACAAGCATCACTTCCTCAGAAATAGTGCCGGTGATAAGCGGCTCCCTGAATTCATACATCAATGCGACCAACTGCTTCAATGCCAACTTGAAGTGTTCAGGCACTGACGCAGCCGCGCCGTAACCAGCCGAATACGTTATCGCAACCGATGCAATAACTTCCCGCGTTTGCGGGTACACATATCCATACGCTTCCGTCAATCGTGCTGGCAATACGGTAATATCAGTTCGGTACTCGGACGATGACCAAGTTTGCGTAGTCCCAGCCGTATCGACGTACTGAATGGATGTAATCGAAATCAATGGGCTTCGCGGGAACAAGATGATCCCATTGCGCGAATATCCACAATCGTAAAATCCATCCAACGTCAACTTCCAAGATGTCGTTACCAACGTCTGATTGAGATACGATTCCATCCATTGTCGACAACTGGTAATGAACTGGCCGATCAACGTATCGTCGGCCGAAGTGTCCACGCGAGCGTGTAGCTTCGCTTCCGATACGGTGATCGGCTCAGTACTTGGCGCAGTTACCAGCGTCAAACCCATAACGCTAAACCATCAATCAGTGATTGCAGCGGTCTGCACAGTTCCCGGATATTTCTTTTCGAGGATGTAAACGACATCCAATACCGCCGCCGTAGCATTGCCAGTACCAGCACGAAAGCAATCGAAGCCGCCGGCAATATCCAATGACGATGGATCAACTTCGATAACATACATCAGGTTTTTCGAATTCGTCGCGTCCGTGGTAAATGTATTCGACACGACCGCAGTCACCACCCATGTCGCCGACGCAGCACAGTCGATGTTGGCTTTCATGGTTGTAAAAGCAAGCGCTTTTTCACCCGTTCCCGCAACCGCCGTGGCTTGTTTTATGGTGATCGCTGAACCGGTAACGGTTGTAGCATTAGCAACATGAATCACAACCGTACATTTTTCATAGTTCTTAAGAGACACATAATCTGGGGTCGAAGATGAAGGCGTCATAGGCTTCAACCCTTCGACTATATCGTACCGATCGAGAAATTCCATATTCATATCAACTTCTCCTATGAGATAGATTTAATTCAATTACGTTGCAACACAAGTAAAACAAGACAACGTGTTTGAACCGTTCAACGGGCTAATTGCGGCATTCCACCACGGTAAGCCGTTCGTTCGCAATACGGCCCGGAAGGTTTCCATTCGATAAAGGAAATAAATGTGCGACGACTGCGCAGTCTGGATCGCCATATCGCCACTACCCTTCATCAAGATAAGATACTTGCTCAAATCCGCAAGAATGATGTCGCCTTTCGTGCCGAGCGTCGAACACGCCTGAGTCGGAATGATCGGCTTTCCCATCAACGTATTGTATGGACTGCCGGATAGTCCATTGGCTGGCAAGTACGCCGGAACATCACTGGACGCGCCAGCGACAACCAACTTAAACAATGCCGGTTCAATGTCCTGATTGATTAGCCAAACACAACTGGTGCTAGCTCGGCATGGCGCATACATCCGCGCCCACATATTCCAAATATCTTCCGACTTAATAGTAGTCGCCGTAGTCCGAGTAACTGCAACAGTCGCCCCCGAATTCAGGATGCCGAGCGGTTGGCCGACGCCGTTGCCGGCAACGATCGCGTTATTCATTTTGAACGCAAACTTGGCTGCGGTGCCATTGCTAATTACCGTAGTAATCAATGGCGCATCTTCCATCATCTCTTCGGTAACCGGAACACATGCCGTCAAAGGATCGAGCTTCGTCTTGACGGTTTCCATTTTTGGCTTCGATTCCGTCAGTAACGCCGCCTCGCTGCTCCAATAAGCTTGGATTCCGTCGGTTCCCCACGGAGTTGTTGCATCGACTGGCACTTCGACGTTATTGCTCGCTGTCGGCAATACATTGCAACGGCTAACCAATGAATCTTCGGCCATCACCTTTTGCATGATGGTTGAACGGAAATCTGGCGGCACCAGAAAACCGCCTTCCGGTCCAACTGCCTCATTGGAATATGCCGTTGGCGCAAGCAATCGTCGATCGACTGAGCCACCAGGTACACAACCATTCTTAACGGCGGACAAATACTCTGCGTCATTTTTCCAGAGTTTTTCCGGCGGTGCGTTCTGATCGACTTTCCCGACCAAGATTTTTCGGCCCGTGCCTTCCGACAGCACATCTTCGCGGGCGCTCCATTCTTCGCGCGTGCGAAGCGTCTTGACGATCCGATCCGCCTCGGTTCCAAGTTCGCCAAGTTTCTTATCCTCCACGTCCGTCAATCCGCGATTCTCTTTTTCCGCAAGCGCCAATACGTCGCCGGAATCGGCCAGCAACTTGCGATGGCGTTCCAATAACGCCTCGAAACCTTTAGTCGCTTCCATATCAATTGCTCCTAGAAATAGCCGCGATTCGCTGACCGATCTCCTGGCAAAGCGTTTCGCGTTTTATCCAATTGGTTCGATGTGCCGCAAGTGCGACACGCCAAGTATCATCCTTCAATTGTTCGGGCTTCCCGAATCGTTCACCCAAATACCGATCAAGGTAGGCAAGACACCGCGAACGAATCACTTCACACGAATGATCTTCGAAGATCGAGTCCAACATTCGCGCCGTACGCGCCGCAAGCTCGTCCGGCAATCCATCGTGCGAAAGTAATCCGTCGACCGCCGCGCCGGTGTCCACAATGTCACTTCCCCAAATCTTCAACGGACGCCAAATAGGCGGCTTCAAATACCCATCCTTGTCGCGGATTGGTTTGCCTTCATCCGTCATTCGGTACTCTTCCGCAACTTCCAGAACGAGCGACGATGACATTGCGTTGGAATCGGACTCGGCTAAATCGAGAATATAACCAGCCAAGTCGCCGTTCGGCGTATTGAACGCCGTCTCATTGAAATACAAATCGGCGCGAATCATGTCGCCGTCTAGTCGCGGATTCTTTGCGCGGCCCAGATATTTCCCAAGTCCGTCATCGCTCAACGTCGGATGAGCAAAATGAGATTTCGTCCCGCCTTTGTTCGCTTTCATTAGTGACACAATGGCAGTCAATGCGTCGTCGTCGAATTCGCCGCGTTCATCTTTGAATACGCCTTTTTGTGCGACGACGTATCCCAAGAGCCGATTATTTTCTCGGTCAACCGATCCCGGCGAACCGATCGCTTTCGCTCGCAATCGCGCCGGTTTTTCCGGTATCGTCGAGCGCAAGGATTTTGCCATGTCCATTCACTCCATTTCGGGACTGTGATTCGATGTCCCGATCATCCTCTTTTGATTGTTGTGGTTCCGATTTCAAATTCTTCTCGGCAAGAATCGCGTCAAGCGTCGTCATGTTGATCTGGATGTACCGTTGATCGCCTTCCGGCCCGATTCGATTCATATCCATCAATTCGCGTACATCATTGATCGAATAGACGCCTGCATTGAGCATCGCCTTAAAATGCTCCGACTGAGTTTTCGTATCGCCGCGAAGCAATGCGTAGAAGTTGTGTTTCGTATAGAGCCGCCCCTGTTGCTTTACGCCGAATAGTTTGTTGTCGAATTCGCTTTCAAACCGTTTCGCCCACGGGACAAGACAATCAGTGACGGCCTCGATTGCCTGTTGCTCTACGCTGTTGTAGTGGGCATTGTCTAAGTGTTGCACCTTGTGCGGCGGAACACGGAACCATCGGCAGATTTCCGGTATCTGAAACGTCCTTGTCTCTAAAAATTGTGCTTGATCGTGCGGTATAGTCGTCTGTTTCCAATCGGCTTTCCCGTCAAGGATTGCAATCTTGTACTTCCCGCCCTTCGTGAATCGCTCCGTCCATTCCTCGGCCCATTGTTTCTTTTGTTCCGGTTTCAAGAACGATTCCGTTTTCAACAGTCCGCCCGGTTGCGAACCGTTGGCGAAGAAATTCAGACCTTCAGATTCTGCGGCAAGTCCAAGGCCGATCGACTTCGCAGCGTACGCGATGACGCCATAGCCACGGTAACCATCGAATCCAAGTCCCTTGAAGTGTAATACTTCGCGCGGCTGGATTTTCAGTCCGCGACTATCGCCGGAAATAATTTCGTAATACAGTCGTTCTTTGTCGTCCAACTTCGGTTCGATCATCGTCGGATCGAGCGGCCACAATGCAACCGGTTCACCACGTCCATTGCGTTCAATCTCGGCATACCCATTGCCGTAAATGGCGACATGATGAACCATTAACTCTCGAAAAGCGAACGCCGTCATCTGTGGATTCGCTTGGCGTTGAATCAACCAATGCAAGTCGTTTTCTAGTCGCGTCTTACGGCCATCGGCTGATTCTTCGATCAAATCCAACGGTAACACCGAGAGCATTGCAATGTAATGGATGCACGCCCAAACAACCGAGTATGTCAATGCAGTTCGTTCGTCGACGTACACGCCCGCGCTCATCGGATTAACGACGACGTACCGATCGTTCGGCTGATGCCACCAATTGCGGAACGAATTGAATAATTTTGCCGGCGACTTCATCCTGCTCCAAACTCCGCGATATAGAACGGACATTCATCATGCTCGACGGCCAGCGTTGCTTTCGATAACGCCATGATGATCGAAACGGTAATATCAATGCGCCGCTTGTCTTGCTCTTTGTTCGGTTTGATGTTGCCAGCCGAGTCGATCATCACCGACGTTGCATCGACGTGCCTGCGCTGCACTGGATTACGCAAGTGTCGCAGTCGATGAGCAAGAACCAATTTCTCAAACGCCTTCGACGGCGAAGTGAGCGACTTGTACCCCTGTCGGCATTCCTCCATTCGGAAGCCGTGTTGCTCACGAAGATTTTGAACGAGCCGATCGGAATTCCAAGGATCGAAAACAATCTCTTCGATATTGAACATCGCACCAAGTTCGATGATCTTGTTTTCAATGGTGCGTTGATCGGTCGCATTGCCCGGCGTCAATTCGATGTGCCCGGCCTGCGCCCATTCCATGTACGGCAATCGCTCGAATTGTTCCCGCGCCCGCGCCGTATCGGCTGGAATGAAACACCACGAAAGAACCGTGAAGCGATCATCTACTGTCGGCGGGAAAACGAGACTGATTGCGGTCGTGTCGCGCGTTGATCCGATGTCCAATCCGCCCCAGCACTTCATTCCGCGAAGCGATTCAATATCGAATTCATCCTCGCCAGCGTCCCAATGTTCCATATCAATCCAACGAACCGAAGTAGTCGTCCATTGGTTCAAAAGGTAACGACGGAACATATTTTGTAGGTGGAGCGAATTTTTTGCCTTGATGTATTCCTCGCGGAAATCGTCCTCTCGGATGATGACGCCCCACGCCGGATTGGCCGACTTCCAAACCTCCGGATCGGACCAATCGGCTTCGGGCGGCGCTTCACGGATAAACGCGAACGTAGTTATGTCATCGGGATCGCCTTCGACAATTCGTTTCGCTGCAGAGTATCGTTCAAAACCCAACGAATCAGGATCGCAACCCGCAGTCGAAATCTCAACGAACATCGGCTGCCGACGCGCCTTGCCGGAATACGCCAGCTTTTCATAAAGTTCGCGGTCCCGCCATTCGTGCAATTCGTCCATGACCACCATCGACGAATTGAGTCCGTCTTTCGTTCCCGATTCGGATGAACAAGCAACGAGCCGCGAATTTGTCGCTGGGTAAGCGATGGTCTTAGTGCTACGGGTAATCATGCACCGCGACCTTAATGCCGGTGACGCTTCCACCATCGACACGCATTCCCGGAACACAATGCCCGCTTGTTCGCGTTCATTGGCGACAAGATACACTTCCGCCCCGGCCTCGCCGTCCATCGTCATCGCGTACAAACTGAGTCCAGCAGCGAAGGTGGATTTGAAATTCTTCTTGGGAACCCAAATCGCCGCCGTCTTAAACCGTCGATACCCATCCGGCTTCAACCATGAAAACAACGGAAGTACGATGTCGTTTATCTGGAACGGCAAAAGAATAAACGGCTTTCCAGCCCATTCGCCCTTGGAATGATGAAGGAATTTCGCAAAGAAATCAGCGACCAATTGACCGCGCTTCGGATCGGGCCGACAACCATCCACCGCCGCCCGTTCATCGGCAGCCGTGCGAATCCAAAACGACCAGTCGAGACCGCGCGATTCAAAGTCTTTCTTGGTTTGCGATACGGTCATTGTTTCGCCTTCGACGCCGCAACCGCTCTGCCGAACGCCTCAGATTGCGCCAGTCTTTCCGCTTCGCGTTCCCCGGCCGTGGTGTCATACAAAACCGGATCACGGAAATCCTCCGGCACATGCGTGTAGAATGTCGAATCAGCCGTGACCATGCCCATTGTCATTTGGACCTGAAGCAAATACGATTCCTTATCGAATCTCGGTCGAACATATTCTTCGCTCATGTTCCATTCCTCTGCGCCGCAAACTGCGCGAACTCATCGAACGGTTCGGCGTTCGCCGTAATTCGTTCACGACCGGACGCCGACAATCCGAGGCTGTCTGC